ATGTATAACCAAGGGATAAACATGCCTAAAATTTTAAACATCTCGCAGGTAAAAAAACTAACCCACGATGACAAAAAGCTTAAAAACCACTCCATTGATAGCACTTGCTCGCTTTACCTTGCTTGTTTTGACAATGGCACTAAAATTTATAAGATGCGCACAAAAAGTGGCTATATAACGATAGGGCGGTATGAGGATATAAGCTTAGCAGAAGCAAGGGATATGGCAAAGAGCATGCGAAAAGAAAAGCTTGGCTTAGTAGTAAAAAGCAAAGCCCTTGGCGAGTGCTTTTATGAGTGGCTAGACATAAAGATCCCGCACATTGATGACGAAAAGACAAGACAGAAACGTCGTAAGCAGGTAAATAGGGTAAATAAACACATTTTAAAGCCACTTGGTAGCAAAAATATCAGTGAGATAACAAAGCAGGATATTTTGGATGCAACTAAGGGTGTGAGCTTAGAGAGTGCAAAGAAAATTTTAACAACGCTAAGATATGTTTTTAAATTTGCTAGGGGAAATGGTTTTGTAAAGGATATTAGCTTTTTGCTTGAAATAATAGAGGACAAAAGAGATATTTTTGTAAATAAAAAGGTCGAGCATAGAAAAGGCATAACAAGCGAGCTTAGGTTAAAAGAGATAATCACCTGCGTTCATGAAGCAAAGATAAACCAAGTGGTTAAAAATATGTTTTTCTTTAACCTTTTAACCGCACAGCGACCCCACCAAATAAGAGAGCTTACATGGGATAGGGTGGATTTGCAAAAAGGGCTTATTTACTTTTACGAAGAGCAAAACAAGACTGGGCTAAACGTGAGACTACCGCTATCAAAGCAAGCGATTGAGATTTTAAATTTTCAGCGTGCTATTAATGATAACGGCAAGGCAGTCTTTAAATCCCCTTTTAACTCACGTGTTAGCGGTCAAGCCTTTTGCGATGCTGTGCTTTTAAAAACGCTAAAAAGTATCGGCATAAACGACCTTCACGCACACGGCTTTCGCGCTACTTTTGCTACCTTTGCGATCCGCGCAAATGAGGGCAACAAAGCGATGTTTGAAAAAAGAGTGATAGATGAGATATTGCTTCACACGGTAGGCAGTGACGTGGATAAGGCTTATTTTAGGGATTTTAACACGAGTGAGCAACTTCGTGTTTTACAATGGTGGGATAATTTTTTATTTGAGCTTTGTGGTTTTAAATTTTGCCAAATCAGCCTCTAACCAATCAAGCGGATAGCGGATAACGCCGTTCATTTCGATGTATCTGGGGGTAAACTCATACTTATTTTTGTTTTTTGGCATACGCATAAGGGCTAAAATGTTGCTGTTTTTAGAATAACCCAAAAACTCCGTAGCCTCTTTTTGGTTTAATAGCCTTTGGTTCATTTTTTATCCTTTATATAATCCTTTAAATCTCGCAGAGCGTGCCGTAAATAGCGAACGTCGCATTTAAAGAGCAAACCTTGTATTTGCTCGACTAAATTTATCTTTTCATTGTGTGCCTCACAAAACGCCTCTAGGTTTGCAAGGGCGGTTAAATGCTTATCTCTTTCAGGGCTACTCATCTAATAACTCCTTACTCTCATGGATATTGCCAATAATAGAAGCTTCTTGATTAAAGGCAAAGAGGTCAAACTCTTCCGTGCCTTCTATGACACACCTAAACATTGCTAAATTATCAGCCCAATAAACTTTAGCAATTACATTATTACCCCAACTAAGAATATCGCCCTCATAAATTTCTTTGTCATTTTTGTCTTTTAAGCCAGTGTATTGAGAATAAGCTATTTCCTCTGTATCTTTAAATTCTGTGGTTAAATCGGCTGTAACAAAGCTAAAGCTAGTCATAGGGCTGACCCACTTATTACGTCTCTTGCTCCAAGCCCTAAGTTTAATCTCTCTCATATTATCCCTCCCTCTGCAAAACGAGCAGTTGCATCTATTACTTTTTTCTTTATGAAGCCTTTAGGGTCTTTTTTAAACTCCTTAAACCTATACAATATAAGAAAAGGCAAAGTTACAAAAAATGTATACAAAAAGAAAATACCAAGCCCTATGTAATAAACTAGCTTGCTTAAAAAAATAAAGGCTACTATTAACATTGCACCTATACAAGTTGCAGCCACCACTATACATACTAAGACGCTTTCATATATGTCTTTCATTAGTTCTCCTTTCAACTTCAAATGCTTCAATAACTTCACACAGTATATACTCTATACTAGCAGTGTATGGCTTACTCATTAGCTGCCTTATTCCCTCTTCAAATACCAAGAGGCAATCTTTTTTAAACTTAGCGATAACGCTCGCACATCCGTCAGGAGAATATCCATCTACTGAATAATCTACTATATCAGCAAACTTATTTAGATGCTCTTTGCAAGAAATAAGTATAGTAAGGCTCTTTATTACTTGACCTGCCTTGACATATTGAATAGGCGTTATCTTTCCATTATGCATTAAGTAGTTTTCTATTGTTACCCTCATTAGTTCTCCTTTAGTTTAAACCCAATAGAATAAATGGGTTGCCAAACTATGGCGTCAGATTGTCTTTTATATAACTCTTCCATATTTGGTATCCTTTGTCTGGATAAATCGCATAAGATACTCCACTTATCACCGTAGATGGTTTTGCCTTCAAAAAACCATAGGACATCTCGTTCATTAATGTAATTTTTATCTACGTCAATAATAGGTGCGCCTAGGTGGTCTTTAAAACAATAGTGCCCAAGCTTAATGTCGGTAACTTCAAAACGAGTAGGGTTAGCTTGATGTTCGTCTTTTTTAGCTAACAGGACATCACCAGCCTTAAACTTAGCAGCTGCTTCAGGTTTTTTCCTATATTTACCTTCCTCAAAATTCCAATCATCATAAATCTTTGTCTCCCACACATCTTCATCTTCGTTATAAACCTCTATTGGTTTACCTTCAGAAAAAGCCTTAATAACTTCTATTTTTTCTTCTAGTGTCATCATATACCCTTTTCAAATATTCTCAATATAAAAATAAGCCAGTGTTTGGCTATCCTCAGCCTCTTTGCGATATTTTGTATCGCAACTCTTGTTTGATATATAAGCTATTTTCTCTTTGTTTGCCACATAAAAATCAACCAGTATCGGAGCCAGCCTTTGCCCCTTGCGTTCGTTTGGTGCTAAGCGCAAATAAAGCAGATCACACGCTAATTGTGGAGCTGTCGTGCTAAAGCTCTTTTTGGCAATGCTCGCCTTGTTATCCAAAGCGTTTATTTGGGTTTCTATCCGCCTTTTAAAGGCGTGATAGTGTCCGACTATCGGCGTCATCGCCTCGATCAGCTCATCGATAAATTTGCTCGCTTTTTTGTTTATAAATAATCCTAGCTTTTCAGTGCTATCCATCTGTAAAAAACTATACGCCATTACAAAAATGGCTGCGTCTTTAAGTTCAGCCGTTGTCATCGCTCACTCCGTTTAGATTTTTGCCTTTTAATATTTGTAACACGTCCTGCTTTGAAAATTTAGAGCTAGAGCTTAGCTCGATTTTACTAAGCCAGTAGCGATCTAGTTTTTCGCAGTAGTATTTATACGCCTCGGTGCTAGTTGCAAAAGGCTCGTAAGGCTCTAGCTCATCAAATACCCAGACGCCATTTTCCATACGTTGGCTTTCTTGCTGCCTTACCATTGCCTCGCCGTAAGTCATAACCGCCCCTTAAAATGGTATTTCATTAGTGCCATCTATCTCATCGCTATCATAATCAGGATAGTGTGGCTCGCTGTATTGCTGACGTTGAGGCTGTTTTTGCTGTTGCGGTTTCTTAGGCGCTCCTTGCTGATAGCCTTGATTGTTTTGTTTTGCGTCGCCTAGCATTTCCATACTCTCAACGGCGATAGAGTGCTTTGAGCGATTTTGCCCGTTATTGTCTTGCCATTGCTCAAACTTCAAATATCCTTCAACGGCTAGTTTTGAGCCTTTACCTAGATACTGATTTGCTATCTCTGCTTGCTTACCAAAAAACGTGATGTCAATAAAACACGTTTCTTCTCTTTTCTCGCCATTTAACGTGTATTTTCTAGTTACAGCAATAGCAGTTTTGCCTATCGCCATTTGGCTTTGTGTATATCTTAGCTCTATATCACGAGCTAAGTGGCCTATCATAATTACTTTATTCATTTTTTACCCCTCGACTTTTTCTAATAGGGCATCTATGCTACTCGGATCACTTAAGTATGCTTCAGCCTCTTCAATACTTAGCCTTTCAACTAATTTTTCAGCCTCTGTTTCACTTGCACCTCGTTTTATTAGCTCGCTTTGTAGTAGGTCGTGGGGGAGTGGGGCGATTTCAACTTCAAGGGGTGCGGCTTCGATAAATTCGGCGTCGCCAACTGTCAATTTTTGGTTTACAGTTGAGCTGTTTGGTTTTTCCGAACTACTCAAAAGCTCATTTAGCCCAGCTTTTGGCGCTTGAGTAACTTCTTGTTTTGTGATAGGCTCGTCCTCTGCGCTCACGGCTTCAGCTAGGCGATCATTTATCGGCAAGCGTGAAGCAACGTATTTAAGAGCTTTGGCTTTATACATTTCCTCTGCCCAGTCTAGCCATATATATTCAAGCTTGTCTTTTTTGCTTTGGTTTTGGCTTTTTAAGCGTAGTTTTTCAAGTTTTTTCTTACTGACAAACTCACTAAAGACATTATCGCTACTATCTTTGGCATATACGATCACGCCTACCAAGTGGGTAAATACCCAGTCGCCGTCATCGTCGCTTCGTTCGTCATAATTTGGCGCAAAGTGTATCTTGTCATCAAGCCCGTTAAACTCTAGGCTAAAATCATCACAATCATAGACGGCTACTGCTCTAAATTTCCAGCCGTTTTTCATACCTAAACTAATAAGCCCTTTGTAGCCTATTTGAAGTTGTGCGGTTTCGCCACCATTTTTTAGCTTAAATGGTACTACGTAAGCTTGTCCGAAAAGCTTATTTGGGTTTAGCCCTATTTGGACTATCTGCATAGCCGTATTTACTATGCTTTCAACGCTACAATTCCTTAGCCCATAGTCGTTTGCCATATTTGCGATAGCACTAGCAAATACGCTAGCTTTTGCCTTATCATTGCCTACTATGGTTGAGATTTGGCTCATTTTAGAGCCGACTAACGCCCTTGCATCTTGTTCTCTAGTTTGTAGTTGGTTCATTTTTTTCCTTTCAAATTTATGCTATCTGCTCATAAAACTTCCACGTTGGCAAGCTTAGTGTTTGCACCGCATTTATCTTATCGCCATCTTTTTTTGCATAGCCCCACCACTCGTCACGCTCACGGCAATATTTGTAAAGCTCTAGCAATTCAAGATATGTTTTCCGTCCTTGTTCTATTGCGGCAGTATCAAGCTCATAAAAGCCTACAAAATAAGGGGCTTTCGTTTCAACGGCGATAAACAAGAAATAATTTACTTCTTTACCTAAGCTTCTTAAAATATCGCTGTAAAACGCTGCTTGTATGTGGTAATTAAAACTAGCGACTGATCTAGCAAAGCCACTAGCCGAAGCGTCAGAAGTTGTTTTTAGATCGATCACTGCTCCCATCTTCTCATTGTAAAAATCAGGGCGACATTTGACAGCAACGCCGTTTATCTCGCTAAAATAGCTTTGTTCAGCTAGTCCGTCTTTTAAAAAAATGGCTGTCTCACGCATAGAATTAACCGAGTTTGCTATCTCTACGGCTGAGCCAAAAGTATCAATATCAAGCGGGGTTTTATCGCCTAAATTTTCTAAAAAATCGTTGTAGATCGCTTTGCCCTCTTTGGTGCGTTTATCAACGTCAGGCTCTACGCTAAACTCATTTGAAAAATCTTTTGGCTCTAACACTAGCTTATGCACCGCAGAGCCTAGTAGCAAAGCTTTTGTAGGCTCACTCCTAAGCTCGTTTTTCATTTTTAAGTGTAAAGGGCTACGTGCTAGTAGGTCGAGGTCGCTCTTTGATATTTCAGGGCGTGCGTGATATTCTTTATTACTAATATTTTTGTTGTCTTCTGCCGCTTCATCAAAACTAATTTCAAACATTTAACACCTCAATTTTACTTAGATTGGTTATACCAGCCGCCGCCAGCATCTCTTTGATCTTGTTCGTTAGCTTGTCGTGCGGAGCGTTTGCTGGAGCTTTAACCTCAAACTCAGCGCGGATAGTGTAGATAGCCTTGCCGTTTTCGGCTTCGCGTGGTTTTTGCAAAATTTCACGTTGTGCGTCACAAAAAGCTTGTGATGGTGGGGTTGCTTGCTCGGCTTTTGCGCGCTCGATAGCTTCTTGTTTCTCTCTTTCAGCTCGCGCTAGCAGTTCAGCTTCCCTTTGCGCGGCTCTTGCTTCCATCTCCGCCTTTTCTCTAGCTGCTCTTTCCTCTGCTTCACGTCTTGCTTGAGCTGCTATTTCGGCATCTCTAGCTGCTTTTTCTTGTTCTGCAATCTTGGCTTGCAAGATTTCGTTTTCAAGAGATTGTATTTTTGCCTCAATCGCCTCTTTTGTGGCTTTTGCTAGAGCTCCAGCAGATGTTACCGCGCTTAATTTAATTAGATCGGATGTATTTATTCTTTCAAAATTTAGCTGCTTTTCGTCGCAAAGAGCTTTTGTATATTCAGCTATCCTTGCGGCGATTGCTTCAAGCTTGGCGTTTTCAAAATTTGCCACGCCGTCTGCTATCTTTTGGCGGCCGTCCGTGATGATAGCTTCGATCTCTTTTTTCTCGGCTTTTAGTTGACTTACTGGTGCTGAAATTTTATCAATATAAAATTTATATCGCTCGCCAATCTCTGTTTTAACCTTATTAAAATTTGCCATCACCTTTTTGGCTTCAGGGATGTTTTCCTCAGTTACATTGATAGAATATTTTTCTACCTGCCTGCTAGCTTCAGCTTTTAGTTCCTCAAAATTAGTAGTCAATTTTTGACTATCTGCTGTTTGCGCCTCGTAAGTTACAATTAATTCCATTTTTTATCCTTTTTTTAACGTATTTATCTTTTATGTTAAAAATTTCTCAATTTTTTAACAATGGTTTAAGCCCATAATTTATGAGCTAATTCTAATTTTGCCGTTAGGTCTTTTACTGCTTTTGTTGCGTATGCTAAGCTGTAGTCGTGCTCTCTTTGTATCGTGCCGTCCTTTAGCCCTTTTTGGCGAGCTTTGGCTTTTTCTAATTGTTTAGAAAAATACTCTAAACTTTGTGGCATTGAGAGATTTATCTCCTGCGCTTTTTCTTCCCAATACTGCGCCCTAGCTGCTTTCTTGCCAGCTATATCCTCTTCTTTTACAGCGTTTCCTATCCTGCGCCAATTCCGATCTATCAACGCTCTGTGTCTTTTTTCGCTGTGATGTCCGACTTTTATTGGCTCGGCTAGCCTTAAAAACTCCGCCCCTTCTTGGCTTTTTTTGTGCCACTCATGGCTTTTTGCTTCGTGTAAAGCCTGCGAATTTCTGTATTTGTCGGCTTTTCTTTCAGCATAGCTTAACTCTTCTAGGCGGACAATCGAATAATAAAATTTGTTATTTTTTTCGGCTACCAAGTTATAAACTTCGCAATCCACCTCTTTGCCGTATTGTGTTTCAAGAGTTATTATTTCGCCCTTATTGTGCTTTTCGTCGCATTCTGCCACCCATACATTAGGGCAGTATTTTTTAAAATTTGCCATTATTTAATCCTTTTTATAATCTCTAAAAACTCGCCTACAGTCATATTTGGCTCGCCGTAAAACTCAACAAGCCTCTTTAGTGTTGAGTAACGCATCTTTATCAGCCCCCTCTCGTAGTTTTTTAAGTGTTTGTTTGTAGGTAGTTGTATAGCTTAAGACTGCCTCGTTGCTCATTTCAGCTTCAACGCATAGCACATAGACAAGCGCTGCGTAGGCAAAAAAATCTTTACTGCAATGTTCAATAAGCAGATCAATTATTTCGCCACTATCTTCACCAAGGGCGTTTTTAAAGGTGTAGCGATAGCTGTTATATACAGCTTCAATGTCGCTTAGTAGTGGGTCAAACTCTTGATTTAAATTTATATTTTTTATGTCGCTTTCGGCACGCATTAGGTCGTAGTTTAAACTCATTTTTAACCCCTTTTGATATTTAGATAGGCAATATTCTTTATCTCGCCGCCATTGCTGAAAAGCACCCTAAAAAACTTAATTATCTTTCTCATCTCTAGCTCCTTTTTCTAATAGAAACCTTGCTCGCCACCGCCGTCTGAAGATGTTAAAAATTAATTTAGCTTGCAAAAGCAACTTTTAAAGGAAAAATTTTTATATAAAAAGTGTTAGCAGACTTTCGCCTACTCCAAGCAAGCAAGGCTTTTATTAGAAAAAGTAGTGTTTTTCGTTTTATTAATAACCCTGTGAAAAACTATCCTAAATCAGGGCTGGTGCTGAGTGATAGATTTTCGCCCTATCACTGACGCTTCAGATTGAAACGTGATTAAACCTGCAAACTCGCAGGAGGCTCACTCTGTCAGCTTACGCTTGAAGCCTATCTACTTTTTGTTTCGATGAGAGAATATTACCAAAGGTTATATAAAAGATAACTTAAAGTTATTTAAAATATTACTTAAAGTTATATACTTTTTAAATTAATTGTTATATAATTGTTAAAATATAAGGAGTTGTAATGCGAGTATTTAGAGTTTTGTTGGTTTTGTGTTTTGGTGTTGCTTTTTCTTATAGTAAGGTTTGTGAAGACTATTATCACAAACTACAAGGGTATGAAAAAAATCAAGAAAAAATTTTTAAAGAAGCTCATAAAAACGCCACTAGCGACGAGTTGTGGAATATAGCGATAACCGAGTGCAATAATGACTCAAAGCCAACTCTTTCTGCTTGCGTTTATATTTATAAAAACTTTTTAGATCAAGAGAAAGAGGTAGCTAAAAAAGCAAATATCCTCAATGTCATAAATAATATTATTAGGTTATATATGGCCGAGAATAATACTTCACTAAAAAAAGCTGATGAGAATTTTGTGAATTATAAAATAAACATAGCTACTCAAGACGCACAAAAAATACTAGAAGCATTGCACAAAGGGGGTTATCTCACAGAAAATCAATTTTTGGCACAAACTGATCTTAATAAAGTCATATTAAAATTATCAACGTTTGGCGCCTGCCCTGATAAATACGACGCAAGCAAAACGCAACCTTTTATTCCAGACGATAAAATAAATGACGCTTGTTTGTGCCTTTTAAAACAACCCCTACTCATAAAAGAAGAGGATTATTTGACAGCTACAAAAATCAGTGAACTTTTATGTAAAAAATATAAAGATGATACATCTTGTTTTGTGGCTGGCATAGCATACAAAGAAGGGCTTGGTGTTAGGTTTGACATTTTAAAAGCAAAAGAATATTTTGGGCTTGCTTGCGATTATGGCAGCCAAGACGGATGTTCTAAATACAAGGCTCTATCTTATTAGAGTTTTCTCCACACCCACGGCGGAGTAGGATTACTACTCTGCCAAAGCCCTCGCTTATTTTCACGTGCTGTTTTCTCTTGATTTATATATATTCTCGAGTATTTGACATAAGCCCAAGCGTAGCCATTTAGCACCATTTGAGCGTTTATGTCTTGCCCTTTATAGTGGATAATGCCTAGCGTGCGTTTATACCTGTCCTTGCCGTTTTCCTCGACTTCTACGACCTCGCCAGCTATCAAATTTGCCAAAAACTGCTTCGACTTTTTGCCGTATGGCTGCTTTAGTTCTGGTGCGTCGATACCGAACAATCTAACCTTAATTTGTTGTTTGCCTTGAAGTATCGTGATCGTGTCGCCGTCGTGAATAGAGACTACTTTACCGTTAAAGGCAAAGAGAGACGCATACAGCATTGCTAGCAATAAAATGCTTTTCATTTCTTTTCAATTCTTTTAATTTAATTTAATTTAAGATGGTAAAACTTCAAAATCGTTTTAGAAATTTTATAGTATAATTCTATCAAGATAACTCGTGATGGATTAGCGCTGCGGTCTTGGTAACAAGGTAGGCCTTGGCTTAGTATTCCGCATGCCCCTGGGGTTATCTATTTTGTTTTAGATTCTTTACGAAGCTACTGGGGCGCTTAACTATCTCATCCATAATAAATTCCACAAATTGCTCGGAATAGGTATAGTGTTCTTGTCTTCCTATCACGTGTTTGTATGCGAATTTTTTATTTTCCTTGACGTTATAAAAATTTATCACTAAATTTAAGACGAATTTATTAAATCCTTTTTGATAGTCTAGCACTATTTTTTTATTTTTTAGCCTTGTTCCAACCGCCTCTATAACGTTATCATACGAATATTTGTGCGTATTGTACGGGTCTTTAAGCTCTTTGGCGATAACTATTTTGGAACTTGAATTTTTGTCTATACTGACCGAAAAATCAGCCTCTTTTTGATGCTTTGTTATGTATAATTTTTGTTCTAGGCGCATAACAAACCCGTCCGATTTTATTTCATTGCTAAGCACTTCTATACTGTTTGCTTGCTCTATCAGTTTTTGGGCGACTTCAGGCGAATATTTTAGCTTGATCTCCTCATTGCTAAGCGGCTTGTAGTTAAAAGACAAAACCAAAAAGTTATCCGCCAAATAATCGGTTATATTTACACTATGGAATTTACTTATTTCATTGACGTAATTTAGCACGCAAGCTTGAAATAGCGGAACGTATTTTGCTTCATAGTCCTCGTTTATAAAATGCGTGCTGGTATTTCTTAGCTGTATAATCTGTTCTAAATTTTTCCTTTTCCCAGTATTTTTATCTGTATAAACCCTGCTGATAGCATCGTTTAGCGAAATACTCCTATTCGTATCTTTGTAATAAATACTCTCGCCCCTCTTTAAAAGGAGGGATTTTAACATTAATTCCCAAGCATTGCAGATAAAAAAGCTAAAGCCCTCGACGCGGTATTTTATCGTCGGTTTGTTATAAATCTCTAGCGCTAATAGAAACGCCTCTATACTCTTTTCTACTAGCTGATTACCTTGATCTACCATTTTGTCCTCTTCCCTAAAATCTCTTTGAATTTATGGAGTAGCTACCGACTACGCGAGGGCTATCTTATGCCCTGATCGTCGAATACTAGCCCCTTATAAAACTTTATTTTTATGTTAATATCATTTGTTGTTTTATTCTTTTACTCCCTCACCCCTGTAATTTCGTTTTTGCGCCGTTAACCAAATTTTTCATCCATAATTTTTTCTGCATCATAATAGCTAAGCCTATCCTCAGAATAAAACATATACATATCACAATATTCGTTATGATAAAATTTCCCAATTTTTGTAACTTTGATTATGGGTAGATTAAATTTGGCACAAAGGCTGTTAAAATCAAGAGAGTTGGCTGTAGCTCTATGATTTATAAAAAAATAGCCATTTTTAACCAACTCGTTATATTTGTTTTTAAATTCTTTTTCTGTCATTTTATGCCCCTTTGTGGCTACCAAAACACCCTTACTTTATCCCATAATCCTCAAACGTTAACCCTTTATATACTTCGCAATGGACTTTTAAATTCGTTTAGAGTTTATGGCATAGCAACCAACAACACGCCCTAAAATTTCGACATTTAACTCTTCCTCGATAATTATTGGCTCGTAGTCCTTATTGTCACTTATTAACGCCAATGTAGGACGTTTTTTTATTCTTTTTATAAATATTTCATTTTCATATTTGCAAACATAAATAGCGCCCTCTATTTGATTTATGTCATCACAAAAAACAACCAAGTCACTTTCTTTAATAGTCGGCTCCATTGAGTTACCGAAACAAGGAACAATGCCTAGTTTTGCGTGCGGGCTAACATTAAACATAATTTTTAAATCGTTTGGGTTAAAAGGCAGCAATTCAGGTTCGCCAAAATCGTCGTTTTCGGCGCCACGACCTGCAGAAACTACCCCGTCTTTATAAAAAGGGATATATACAGTTTTGGTACTGTTAGAAGAGATATTATCTGTATATTTATGGGCTTCTGTCGGTTTTTCTATGGTATCGTCTAACCAATAAGCGATCGGATAGCCTGAAAATTTAGCCAGTGGCAATAAATGTTTTTTTGTCCTCTTTTCCCCAGCTAACCACTGGCTAACTAAAGGCTGTGAAATGCCTAAAATATCGGCAAATTGTATAGTGTTTATACCTTTTTCTTTTAGTAAATCTGACAATTTATCTTTAAATTCTTTCATTTTCTACCCCTTCGAAAGATATAACTTTGCGTAATATTTTATAACTAAAATCATTAAAAATCAAATAACCTTAAGTTATATTTTATATAACAGATAGTAATATAAGGTTATGAAACAGACAGAATATAGAAAAAAGATTAGAAAATGGCTTGGTAAATTTTACAAGTCGGCTGGGACTTGCAATACATATGCGTGTGGATCAAACAACAAAAAACCTAATGGAGATGTAAGATACGCAGCTTTGCAAGAGTTGGGACATCCCTTTTATGCTTGGGGTGACAAGCTAAATGCATACATTTTAGAGGCAGAAAAGCAGGAGAAAAATAAAAATGGTAGCGAATAACAGCCTAAAGGCATATAACAAACTAAAGCCTGAGCTAAACGGCAAACGTAGAGCCGTATATGAAATGTTTTGCCAGCACAAAGAGGGTGCAACAAGGCAAGAAATAGCACGCTGGTACAACGTAGCGATAAATAGCGTTTGCGGACGTGTCAATGAATTAGTAGAGCGAGGCTACCTAGTAGAGGTTGGATCAAAAAAAGACGCAATAAGTGGGTGCAGCACATCGATATTAAAACCCACTGAAAGGATAGCGTAATGAATAATCCCTTGTATTTTATGATGGCTCTTTGTGCGATCATAATACTTGACGCATTTTTTGAAATTTGGAGGGGGTTTAGATGAGCGATACAAAAATAAAAGATATGTTTTTTGCTATCCCTGCTAAATGGGTTTTAGATAACAATTTTAAAGGTGGGGAGTTTAAGCTGCTCCTTTATATTTTTTCTATTGCAGATAATGAGGGGGAAATTAACAAAACCATAGGGATGCTCGCTAGCGCAATGCAAGAAAAAGAGAGCGTTATTTCAAAATATTTAAAACGATTATCGGAGCTTAACTATATTTCGGTTACCCCTGAAAGAACAAACTTGTACGACCTTTACAGAAAAATTAAAATTTTAAAACTTTTTGAGGATTAAAAAATGGGTAAAACATATTATTGGCTAAAGCTAAAAAAAGATTTTTTCAAAGACCCAAGAGTAAAAAAATTAAGACGCATAGCAGGTGGCGACACCTACACTTGCATATACTTGCAACTACTACTTTTAAGCTTAGAAACGGACGGCGTTTTAGTTTATGAGGGTATCGAGCCAACGTTTGCAGGAGAGCTAAGCTTAATCACGGACGAGGACGAAACAAATATTCAAGTTACCCTTAGTTATTTATTAAGTCAAGGCTTAATGGTACAAAAGGACAATAATTTTACTCTAACTCAAACACTAGAACTAACTGGCAAAGCAGATGATAGTAAAGATCGTGTTAAACGCTTTAGAGAGCGCCAAAAACAAGAACAAATAGAGGCAAAACAAGAGAAGCTAAGTAACGATAATGTCACAGATGTAACGTTACACGATGTTACATGTAACAATGTAACGGTGCTAGAGAAAGAGAAAGAGAAAGAGTTAGAGATAGAGGCAGAAGAAGCTAACGCTTCTACGTGTGCGCGTGCGTGCGAGGATGAGAAAAAACCAGCTAAACGATTTCAAAAACCAACGCTAGATGAACTAATTGCCTACAAGCAAAAAGCAAATTTAGTCCTAGTTGATTGTGAAGCCTTTTATGACTTCTACGAAAGCAAAGGCTGGGTAATTGGCAAAAATCCGATGAAAGACTGGCAAGCCGCTATGAGAAATTGGGAACGCACAGAAAGAGAGCGAGGGAGCAAGTGTAAAAATAATAGCCCAAGCCTAAGCGTAGAGGACGTAAGACGCTTTGGTGGTGACGTGAGCTACTACATCGAAAGCACAAAAGAAACGAACCAAATAGCTACCCAAAACGTAGCGTATATCGAGAATAAGGAGCCGTTTTAATGAACCGCATACAAACGATCAAAGAAGCGCTTGGGGTAAATGAAACACAAGCACTAATCACAGCAGAGCTACTTAAGCCACTAAAAGATGAGGATATTATCCCATTTTTTGCGTATAGGACAAATTTTATCCAACCGAAGCAGTCGAGCGAGCTAATCACAAAAAATGCCGTAGCAGCTTTTAGAAAACAAAGGGCGCTAGAGGCGATCAGAGATGGCAAATTTAGCTTTAAAAATATCGAGCAGTTGGTAGAGTTTGTAAAAACCTTTTTTCGCAATGAGAGGCTTTGCTATGGAGCAACCTATAAAGATTTTGTGATCATCGGCGTAGATGAATACGGCAACCTAATCAACCACTACCACATAAACCAAGCAGGTAAGCCAGTGCAGCTAAGCAGTGATGACGAGGCAGAGGTTTATGCGTGGCTCTTTAAAAATCAAAAGCGTATCGGCGTAATCAAATACGTGAGTGAAAGAGAAGTGAAAGAGAAAGAAAAAGAGCAAGAGAAAATAGAAGCGGCAAATAATGCAAATTTACTCCCAGCTGATCCAGACGCACCGCTAAAAATGAGCGATGAAGCAAGAGCAAGGCTAAGAATTGGGCTATCTGCTCTTGCGTTAAATTTTGCAAAAAGAGCGTGAGATGAAAGCCGTTTATATCACGATAGCCGAAAGCGGAGCTAGCATAATCGCAAAGGTAGCGGATGAAAACAAAAAGATACTTGATAGCTTTGAGATAAGCCGTAAGGACGCAAGCGGTGTGCTTGAAGTAATGAGAAAGTGGAACGAGAAGCACAAGGACGAAAAGGAGGCTAACCTTGCTTTATAATGCAGATAGTTATGAGTTTATTAAGACAATGCCAGACGCTAGTGTGAATTTAATAATAACAGACCCACCTTATGAGCTAGTCACTGGTGGCAACAAAGGGTGTTTAAGCCACGCCATAAAATTTTCTAGTGAAGCTTATACGAAAATTTGTAATGGCTTTGATTTTTCACTATTAGATGAACTAAAAAGAGTTTGCAAGCCTTTTAATGCCTATATTTTTTGTAGTAATGGCCAAATATCAAAGCTTATGAGTTGGGGAGAGAAAAACGGCTTTATGACAACATTGCTTATTTGGCATAAACCAGACGCCATACCTTTTGCAAGTGGAACATTTAAAAGCGACCTCGAGTTTATAGTTGCTATGAAAGAAAAAGGGGCGACTTTTCAAGGCGATAGCAGGCTAAAATCAAAATTTTATCAAGGTGGCGTAGTGAAAGATAAAACTACTTCACACCCAACACCAAAACCAGTCAATCTAATAAAAAAAATAATGATGATTGGCTCAAATAAGGGCGACGTTGTATTTGATCCTTTTTTAGGGAGTGGGACAACAGCAATGGTAGCTAAAGAATTAGGGCGTGAGTGTATAGGGGTAGAGATAGAAAAAAAATACTATGAGGAAGCGCTAAGGCGGGTAGACCACACACCAAGGGGGCTATTTTGAGATTAACTAAAAGCGAAAATAGAGCCTACCAACTAAGACTACTTGAAGCATACCCACTTTGCCAAATATGCGAAAAACAACAAAGCATAGAGTGCCACCATGTACGCTATGGCAGATTTGGAGCAGATAAGGACGACAGTAAGCAAATAGCCGTTTGTAGAGAGTGTCATCAATGGTGTCACGCACACAAACATGAAAGCATAGAAAAATACGAGGAGGTAGCTGATGAGAATTGGCAACGTTTCGGTGAATGTTAGGAATAAATACCACAACCGCAAAACCAAAGGCTTCGATAGTGCCAAAGAGTGGCGCAGAAACCAAGAGCTTGAAATTATGCAAAGAGCTGGCGAGATAAGTGAGCTAAATAGACAAGTGCCCTTTGTGTTAATGCCTAGCTACACAATATCAGATGAAACAACAAGACAAGGTTTTAGAACCGTGCGTGAGATCAGATACATAGCAGATTTTACATACCGCCTAAAAAATGGCAAGAGGATAATAGAGGACGTAAAGGGAATGCAGACGGAAGTTTTCAAGATAAAGCGAAAATTACTTGAGAGAAAAATAGCCCTTGGAGTGATAGAGGGCGAGTTTAGGATTTATTAATGGCGAAGATAAGCGACAAGACAAAAGAAGCGATCATAGCCGAGTATCAATTAGGGGCTAGCAAGAAAAGTTTAGCCTTCAAATATGACGTAAGTATAGGTGCAGTTTTTAAAATTTGCAACGGCATAAGTCAGGCAGATGCTGAATTAGTGAAACAACAAGTGGCGATAAATACGGCTTTAGCCAACGAAAATGAAACAAAAGTGAAAGCGTTTCACGAAATAGTAGATGAAAAGACAAAACATTTGCTCTATTTTCAAAACGCAGCGCTCAGAAATCAAAAGAAAGCGGATGAGATGCTAGAGATGAGCGATAGGATAGCAGACGTTGAAGCCCATAGCAGGATCACGGCTAGAAACAAAGAGACTGTGCTAGGGCGTGAGGCTGAGACTGTGATTAATAATGCAAACGTGCAAAGCGAGCAAAAGATAATCATTGAGCGAAAGGAACTAAAAGGCGATGAGTGAAACTGCGCTTTGCCTAACCTATACGCCGTGGCAAAAAGAAGTCTTTTTTGAAAATACCGCACGCTTTACAACAATAGAGAAAGGGCGCCGTGTAGGATTTACCAAGGGGGTAGCAAATGCCACGATCGAGTGGCTACTAGAAGGTAAAAAAGTGCTTTGGGTAGATACTATCACATCAAACCTACAAAGATATTATGAACGCTATTTTTTGCCTGAATTAAAAGCTCTACCAAAAGAGCTATATAAATTTCACGCACAAGATAAAAAGCTAAGTATTGGCGAGGGCTACCTTGATATGAGAAGTGCGGAACGCCCAGAAAATATCGAGGGTTTTGGCTACGATATAGTAATTCTAAACGAAGCTGGCATTATCTTAAAAGATGCATACCTTTGGGATAACGCCATAAGGGCAATGCTGCTAGATAACCCAAAATCAAGAGCGTTTATAGGCGGTGTGCCAAAAGGCAAAAACCGCTTTTATGACCTTGCCAAACGTGGAATGAGTGGCGAGAAAGACTGGGTAAATTTTCAAATATCAAGTTTTAATAACCCACTGCTTAAAAAAGAGCAAATAGACGAAATGGTGGCAGAGCTTGGCGGTATAGATAGCGACGTAGTGCGCCAAGAGATATACGGTGAGTTTTTAGACACTACCTCAAACGTGTTATTTAACCTTGCGCTAATTGAAAACGCATTTAGTACGCAGATGTCAAACGAAAAAGCTAGCATTGTTTGGGGGCTAGACGTGGCACGTGAGGGAGACGACGAAAGCGTGCTTTGTATTAGGCAAGGTTACGGCGTCACAAACTTTTATACTTTTCGGCTTGATAGTGTAACAGCTTTAGCGAGGGAGATTTTTGGCATATATGAGAGAAGCGAGGATAAGCCAGACGCTATTTTTATTGATAGCGTTGGCGTTGGTGCTGGTGTGTTTGATACTCTAGTGGATTTTGGCTTGCGTGGTATAGTCAGAGAGGCAAAATTTTCATACAAAGCTACAAACGAGAAGCTTTATGCCAACAAGAGAGCAGAGGCTTATTTCACACTCAAAGAGAAATTTAGGCTACTTAGTATCGTGCCAAACGACAAACTCAAAAAACAGCTTAGCACTATTAGCTTCTATTACGACAAAAAAGAGCGTTATTTACTATTGCCAAAAGAAAATATCAAAAAAGAGTTTGGCTTTAGCCCTGACTTGGCGGATGCCCTTGCTCTTACGTTTTTTGACCCATTGCCAGCAAAAATAAACACAATCAACTACGATGACGGAGGCGTTTGGTGAAAGAGTGCCAAAATTGGGTAGATTTGGCAAAACAAATCGAGTATATTTTTGAGCGTATTGATGTAGAGCTAATTAGAAAAGTGGCAACGCTTGATGATGAGGCTTTGCGTCTTTGTTTTTGTGTGATGATTTGCGAGTGGCTAAAAGGGGCAAAATTTATCCCTACAAAGCAAGCAAGGGTAAAACTTGCAACGGCTCTAAAACAAAAAGGGCTTAGCAAAAAAAGAGTGAGCGAGCTAGCAAATGTCAGCACAAGAACAATTTATAGATTAGGACACGAAAATGACGAACGATGAGAGAATAAGCTACCTCGAGGAGCTAGTGCAAACAGCATACAATGGCTATGCGGAGTATAAACCATTTTTTGACAAGCTAAATGATGCGTATTTATTGGTGCTTGAAAGCGAGCAATACAACAGCCTTAAAGAGCGGAATAAGAGTAAAAACTACATACCAAAGCTAAATTCAAAAGCAAAAAGAATATATGACGGCCTAACCGAAACATACTTCAACAATGACACATTTGCAAAGCTAGAGCCATACATAAACTCAACGCATGATGTGATCGATAAGTGGCAAGAGGCACTAAATTTCTATTGCGACAAGATAAATTTGTATAAGATTTTTTCGCCCATCTTTTTAAAAGCTGCTTTCTCGGCAAGCTCGGTGGTAAAAGTGTTTTGGGGAAAAGATGAAGCAAAGATAGAGGAAGTGGATATAAACGACATCTATTTTGATCCTGATGCCAAAAATACAGACGACATCCGCTATATCGTGCACAGAATTTACCTTACAACAAACGACATCAAAAAGCTAATCAAAAATAAAACATTTAAGCAAATTGATCTAAGTGAGAATAGACCTTATGAGAGAATTTGTCTAAATGAGATATACGAACTAAACGATGAGAAATGGAGCGTTAGCACGCTTTACAATAGCGAACTACTAAGAGATAAAGTAGAACTAAAAGACGGACAGCCATTTATTTTTGGCTATATGCTGCCACAAACAAAACGCAATACTGATCAAACGTTTGTCTGTGCTTATGGTGAGCCAGCTCTTGCTTCACTTTTACCTTTGCAAGATGAACTAAATGCGATCAGAAACTCAATTACAGATGTAACAAGAAACCAAGCAACGCCAAAGATCATTTTTAACCGAAGTGCAAGTATATCAAGAGCTGATTTAGAGCGCCCAAGTGGTGCGATTTTTACCGATAGCCCAGCAGACATCAAGATCGTGCCGCCTGGCGACATCAACGCTTCAATGGCTACACTTCAAGTGATCGAACAAGAGATGAGCGAAGTAAGCGGAGTAAGCCCTCAACAAAACGGAGCACCAACAACTAGGCAAGAAACAGCGACAATGGCGTCAATTATGGCAAATGAGGGGAGCGTAAGGCTTCAAGGGTATATAAGAACCTACAATGAGACCTTTTTTGAACCTATATTTGAACGCCTTGCATTCTTAGTTTGGAAATATGGTGATCCGCTATTTTTTGCAGGGTTTAATCGTGGTGAAATACCGAGCTTTAACATCAATCTAAACACTGGCATAGGCGCACTAAACAAAGAGGTGCAAAAGAAAAGTCTAATGGATGCTAGCCAAGTAATAGCAGCTCAATTTGGCATGTGCTTACAGCTCCAAGACGGCGAGGGTGCAAATAGAATGAAAGAAGCAAACGAGAAAATCTTATTAGAGCTTCTACCACTATATGGAATAAAAGACCCAGAGAATTTTATCGGAAAGGAGAGTGAGCTTGCTAAACAACTTAAGCCACAGGCTATTTTGCCAAGCGTGGCAAGCCTTGACGCAGAAGCAGGAGCTTTACCAGCTGACGCAATGCCAAGCGTTTAGGGGTTTTTCAGAATATCTATTAGGGCTTTATGCGGCAAGTGTGACCGCTAGCCAAAATGAAAAGAACAGCGATGAAATGAGGTTAAGGGCGATCGAGAACATTAAAACACTCGAAAGCCTTTTAAGTTTTTTTGAAAATTACAAAGAGGAGTAATAAATGACAGAGCAAGAAGCACTAAACGAGCTAACAGCCATAGTAAATGGGAACGAGCAGGCAGAGCCTGAAACAAACGAAGTGGCACAAGAACCACAAGAACAGCCAGCAGAGCAACCAGTAGTAGCAGAAGAGCCAAAAAAAGAGGAGCTTAATATCGAGGCTATCAAGCAAGCAATGGCTGAAGCGTTAGCAGCAAAAGAGCAATCAGTGCAGGAGACAAAAACACAACTTGACCCTGAAAAGCAAGCACTACTTGATAGCTTAGGTCTTGGAAATCTTGACGCCTTAAAAGCTCAAATGGATCAAATCTCGCAAGCTCAAGCAGCGCAAGCAGAGGAAGCTAGACGCCAAGCAGTTTTTGACAAAAATCTAGCAGAGTTTAAAAAAGACTACCCAACAATACGCCCTGATGATCTAGCCCAGTTTGCAAAAGCTCACGGCATGAGTGATCTACTTGGTGAAAATTATGTTGGGTGGAAAGCAGTAGCAATGGGAATGATAAACGTGGCAAAAAGCAAGGAAAAGCCAGACGAAATTTTAAGTGGCTCAAATGCAAGCAGTGAGCTATCGGCGTTTGATAGAGCTAAAAAAGGCGAGAACGTGAGCGACGTAGAATATGGCGCAGAGCTTTTGAAATTAGCAGGACTATAAGGAGGAAAAAATGAGTTGGGATTGGGGCGGAAGCAATATAACACAAGGGGCTGGCAAAAATGGCGGTGGCTTTTTAAGCTGGCTTGGTGGCGGTGACGCTGGAGGCGTGCCTAATTGGTTAACAGCATTAGGAACTGGTGGCGCACTATGGAGCGCTTACAACCAAAACAAAGCAGCAAAACAAGCGTTTAAGCTAAATAAAGATGCT